CTTAGTCATATTATTATCACCTATTTCTAATAGTGAACTATATTTATCGATTACAGGTCAACGCGTGTCGCGCCAAGGGTAGCCACCGTAAACACGGTTCCAGGAAACACGCCACCATCGTAATGCCAGTACGGGTCAGCACCATAGCTGCCCGCCGTAGTGTAGGCAACCCTGTGGGAGCCGGCCTCCACGGAAAGGCGCCACTGCATGTGGTGCGTCATGAACGTGCGATTGTACTGAATCTCGGTCTGCCAAATCCCCCGATTATCAAGCTTGAACCCGAAGAAATACGAGCCGACCGCCTTGTCTTTCTCGGCCTCTGAATTATAGTCCTCGTGCGCGATGCTCACGCACACGTCAAGCGAGAACTCCATGAGACTCTTGATAGGTAGGGTGACAATACCGTCGCCCCACGTGTAAGTGCTGTGATCCGAGGTCGAGCGTCCGCGCCCGTTTGTATTGTCGCGATGCCTGTAAAGCACGCCACTGAACGAGTTTGCGGGGTTAATGTTGAATGACCCGTCGCCACCCTTGGAGCCGTCGGCCGTGTACAGAATGTCGTCAATGATGAAAACGGCGGGGCGTGCTTTCGAGACCGCCCCAGACGGTGCAGCCGCAAGCATAACCCGTGCTGCCGCTACGGACGCCGCCGGCATAACTCTGCCCGCGGAATCATCGTACGCATCCCAGGCCTCAATAAGATTATCGTCTACCGTGGGAACGACGCCGCCGGTCCACCTAGTATTAGGCATATTGTTTTCTCCTAAAAATATTGTTACACAATCTTCAGTAGGTGAGCCAGCTAACCGTCATCTCGCCCCAATCCATAATTGTACCCTCATCAATATTCTGATACGTATAAAGTGCGATCCGGTCCCCGACGTTCAGGCGCCTGACGCCGGTCACCTGCAATGCCGTCCACAAACCGTGATTCAAGGCGGCATACATGTAAACGCCGTATTCGACATCGTTGCTTCGAGCGACCCTAGTGCCACCAACATACCCGGCCCATGATGACCGGTACCATGTTGTGCCGTCTAGACGGTAAATCCCGCTCTGCGGAATAATGATTTCTATACCGTCTACTTGCATTCCGCCGCGAACGATCTTTTCCTGCGACCCGACCGGGACCTGGGTCCATTTATCTTTCGCAGTCCACAAATGCGCGTTATTTGTTGCCATGTGGGCGAAAGGCGGCTCCGTGAAAGTACGCCACGACGAGGAATGAGGCGGGGCCGATCCGGGCGGGTCATAGGCCACGCCATTCGTATCCATGACGAGCTGACCGCCCTGACGATCAGTGATCTGTATTTTCGCAACACCCTCGTCGTCGCGGAAAATATGCAAACCGGAGGATCGGCTCATTTTCCATGACACGTACATGGAATAAATGATTCCGAGCTGCATTCCCGGCGTGAAAACGTCATTCGTGCGAGCACTAATGTAGAAAGGCGTGTCCGTGTCTTGGATCCACGCCCCGTCGGGTAGCGTGAAATCGAATCTTATTTTCTTCCCGGCCGTCGCCTCCTCGTCAACAACAACAACCCTATTCTTGCCAATGTTGATCGTGAGAATCGCACGCCCGTTCCACGACGGGGTGAAAAGAATATACCCCTCGACTTTGCCGACACCTTCGCCGGCAATACCATACGTTTTTGGTTTCGCAACAGCAATATCGTAGATTGCCATCTGCGCGCCATTGCCACGATTAGGGCGATCCCTATCCGTCAGAACGAACCGCGTGCCGCCTTCGAGCTCCTCGACGGTCGCGATTTTGGGAGACCAGATAGACTCCCAGAACCCGTACTCGCTGCCGAGGCCGAATCGAATGTTTTTCTCGCCCGAATTCGGCTCAGTATCAACGAGCGAAAGCTCACCACCAATAAGCCTATTACCAATGAGATCACCGGTAACTTTCGCCGCGTTGAATGTGGCGTTTCCAGCAGTCAGCATTTCCGTGGTAACGGATGCGAACGCCGCGATTTTGGCCCAGAGCTCCCCGGACGCGTAAATGTTGCGAGCAGACACAGAACCGTCAGCGAGTGAAACATTCCCCACGGACGAGGGGACGAGAATGCTGCCGGCGACCATTGTCCTGGTCACCCACTGTGTACCATCCCAAATACGCACGTCAGTAATATGCCCAGCATTATCTGTGACATACCAAATCAATCCCGTGACAGGGTTTTCCGGAGCGGTCTGGGCTACTACGGGCGGCCGGTTAGCTTCCGCAATCTGAACAGCTTTTCCCGCGTCTTTCGCAGCCTTGTTCGCGGCACCTTCAGCCTTGTTTGCTCGGTCACGAATGGCGTCGGCCTCTTTGAGAGCGCTCTCAGCGTCTTTCGCAGCCTGGCTGAGAATTTTACCGGTATGCCCGAGGTTCTCAACTTTTGCGCCGGAAGGCGGTTCAGCAATAGGGTCGCTGATCTTGACTACACGCCCGGATGAGTCAATGATGACGAGTACGCGGGCGCCTATCCATGTGGCAATCCCATCAGATTCGCCAACAGCATGAGAGGTCGGATTGCTGTAAGGGATCCCTACTTCCACCCATCCAGATGGGAGCGTAGAGTCTGTAGCGGACGTGCCGGTGATTTTCCCGTACGTCCACGATACCGAGGATTGCTGAACAATAACATTGTTATTGTTGCGGCCGCCACCGTTTCGTGGCGACGTATCAAGCAATAGTGACGGTCTGACCATGATGCCCGCTTATTCTCCCAGTACCTCTATGTCTACTCTCATTGTAGCGGACGGATCAGACAATGGAAGACTGTAAGCCGTGACACGGCCCGCAATATGCTCACCATGCTCAGTAATCGCACCAATAATATCCCCAACCTCAATACGGACGTCCGGAATAATCGTCAAAGATCGAGAAGAGCGGGAGGAAATGTCTTGGATCATGTACGTGTCCGCAGCCTCGGATACCTCTCTCGCCGAGCTTGCGGCGCTGAATTCTTTGTGCGACGTAACCCAACCATAGCCGGCCGGATCATATGGAGGGTCAGTGATTTCGCGTTCCGCGGTCCAACGTTCCTCCTGCTCACCCTGAGCTTTCTGTTGCTTACTGCCAGTAACGTACCAACGGTTCGGGCGACGGCCGCCCGACCTCGGAGCACGCGGGGCTTCCAAAAGAAACCCAGACTCGTACGTGTAAATCTCGTCAGGGGCAGTCTTGTCACGGAGCTTGAAAATGTGCAACATTCCATCGGCTCCACTACGAATACCACAGCCGCGAGATTCGACGAGTTTATAGATTGATTCGATTCGCGAATTTCCCCATTGCGTGGTGCGCGGGATGGGTGCATCCCACACGTCGTCCTCCAATTTTACTCGCACATATTCCGCAAGCTCATTGGCCTCAGAGAGCAGGGTGGCGCCGGCGCCTGGGGAGGACGGCCACGGCCTCGGGTTATCAGCAAGAATCTGCGTCAAATCTTTACAGGAAACGTTCACCTTTTCTTTCGACACGGACCATTCCACGTTGACGAATTCGCCAAGCGGAATTTCCCAGTAGTCGCCGCGCCGATTCTCATAAAGTGCAGTCACCATGGAACGCTGTCCGAAATTGTTGAGAGCATCCAACGGCCATTCCGGAACCCAAGACATTGGGCAAGAGTAAGACAATGCGCCTGGGACTTGGCGGTTCGACGAAGACCACTCGACCTTTACTTCGGAGGCGGGGATTCCCGTTTTGAGGACTTCGCCGCCTCGAATGATATCGATTCTTGCGCCGATGCTGAGGCCGTCTGAAAGGGCGGCCAGCGTGGGGCCGTTTCTCATGGCATACCCGCAATCATTTTGCAAATCTCAATATATGTGCGCGATTTCCATACCTTGTCAACTTCACGCCATTCGCCCCAGGTGACGCAAGGTGCTGCCCCCCAGCCAGCGTGAGGGCCGACAAGCATTGGCGAGTCCTCGGGGAGCTCATGCCATTTCACGTTCCACCGAATAATGCCGTCCCCTGTGATCCTGGCACTGTCGACCTTGTCTACGGTGATAAATCGTGATGGTAGAACGTCGGCGGGGGCGCCGGGCGTAAGAATAAGCGGCTCCCGCTTCTGCAAGATCTCCCAAACATTGTTAACGTGGGACGGGTCGTCTAGGACGAACTGTCCACCTCCAGTGCGAGCTACCTCCAGCATCGGCCACCGAGCAATGAGTGAATTATATCTCGAAACCGGAGAAGACCATTCTCTTTTATCCTGGGCCTCCTCCCAAATGAGCCCCGGTACGGTGCGCCCGTTGAGTCCACTCACCATGCCACGCCACCACTCCACCTCAGGACGAGTCAACGTGACCGAGGAATCCCCCTGGGTGTATTTTATTGTAGTGCCCGGCACGGCGTAAGCGTCAGACAGAATCATTGTGACCGGCTCGGTCAGCTTGGGGCCCTCGAGCTCGCGAATCATTTTCGCACGCCCAGTGAGCGGCCGCTTGTCGCGAGCCATCCCAGGGACGGCAAAAAGACGATCCCCCGCATAGACGGGTTCCTTGCCGGTAGCCATTATTGACGGCAGCCCAGTGTGTGTAGCAATCCATCCCGTAATCGGCATTATTTCGTGCTTTCCGTCATAATGGTTTTATCGGTTCATTCGGTCATAGTCTACTATGGCCGACGTTGCCTCTACCTGCATGCGTCCAACAAGATCATTGTCCACGTCCCGAATTTCGAGCACGTCAGGGCCGAGCGCACGATTCTCCAAAAGACTAATGAGCTTGTCCATTTTCTCCCACTGGGCTGACGTGAAAACGGGCTCCGGACGGCCAGTCTTATTTTCGATCGTTGAGAGACCGGGCTGCAGGAATCCACCATTATCGTAGCGGAGATTCCCCGCGGACGGCCCACCATAGATCGGAACCTCACGCACCGGGATACCGAAAGTCGGAGCCTCAACCATCATCCCGTTACCGGAGGCGATAGCAACGTGGTGAGCCGGATAACCCCAGAACAGGAGTGTGCCGGGCACCATGGGGTTACCGGGGGATGACATTGCTTGGTAGCCGGCCGCCGTGAGGCGAGGCACGTGAATGCCCATTGCGTTGAGCGCCCAATAGACAAGACCGGAGCAGTCAAGGCCGCCGCCCGGGGAGACGCCTCCCCAAACATACGGCGTACCGATAGCGCGTCGCGCCGTATTCACGAGGTCGCCGGCAGCGGCGCCAATAGCGCCGATTCCGCCACCGAATCCGCTGACCACAGGCATGTGATCTTTAATCCAGTCGCCGAGCGCGTCAATGGTTTTATCAACACCAGCTTTCCCAGCGTCGAAGAATGGTTTTGCTCCGTCGCCGCCCCATGAATCGAGAAGCTTGTGGACCGGAATCTTGACGACAGTCTCGACGGCTCCGATCGGGTCGGAGAATATTGAGGATACTGCGTCGGCCGCCCCGGTGATCCAATTAAGAGCAGCGGACGCGCCCCTTTCTACCGTTGATTTGACAGGATCCCAAATACCGCCGGGGGCGAAAGCGGCATACCCTGCATCGCCGCCAGGAATCCTGTCCCCGTGCGCGGCAGCCCTGTTCATGGCATTCACCATTGCAGGCCCGCCAACGGCCTTCACCCATTCGGGTCGCATGATTGCTTCTCCACCAGAAAGCGCGAGCCGGCCACCACCATCGGGTGATACGAAATGGTAAATGTCGCGGCCCGGAGAGTATCCGGGCAGAACACCACCTGACGCATACCCGCCAATCGTGGGCGCCTCGGGAAGACGAAGATCGAGAGAGAGTTTCTCCATCATCCCGTTTACGAGTTTCCGCAGCCCGTTATTGTAGACGGTGCCAATAACGAAATTAACAGGCTTGGCAGCGGCTTCTTTGATTTTGTCCCACGCCGTCCTAACACCATCTTTCATGGTGTTAGCGGCGGCCACGACCCTGTCCCAGGCGCTTGTAATTGCGGGAACAAGCGTGTTAGCAATCCAATCTTTAACGATTTGGATTTCGCCTTTCAGGATGTTCCACGCGGAGACGACCATGTTTTTCAGCCAGCTGGTCCACGAAACAACGGTGTTCCAGGCGGCACTGATCGTGGTGGCTGCGCCTTGAATTATGGCGACTCCCATAGTGACCGCAGCGATAATGGACGCGAATACGAAGGCGATGATTCCGCCCAGAATTTTCGCGCCTGTAGAGATTATTTCCCAGGCCACACTAATAACGGGTGCAGCGTAGGTTTGAATCCAATTCACCACCGGCTGCATGACGGCCCAAATACCATTCCATGTCGCTGATAGGGAGCCCCACATAATAGACGCCGTGTCTTTAATGGCGTTGAATGCTCCGACCACCCACGGCCATGCAATATTGTAGATCCAGTCAACGACAGGTTGAATGGTGGCCCAAATACCATTCCACGCCGCAGATATGGTGCCCCAAAGGGACGATGCGGTGTCTTTGATCATGTTGAACGTGTCTACAACCCAGGGCCAAGCCGTGTAGTAAATCCATTCGACCACGGGTTGCATAGCCGCCTGAATAGAGGTCCACGCAGCCTGAACCGTACCCCAAAGCGAGGACGCCGCATCCTTGATTGTATTGAATGTGTCGACCACCCAAGGCCAAGCGGTATTGTAGATCCACTCGACTACCGGCTGCATAGCCGCTTGAATCGCGGCCCACGCAATTTGAATATCAGACCACATGTTAGTGGCCGCATCCTTAATTGCGTTGAACGCGCCTACCACCCAAGGCCAGACCGTATTATAGATCCAATCCGCGATGGGCTGAATTGCGGTTTGAATGGCGGTCCATGCAATCTGAATGTCGGCCCACATCATACTGGCGGTGTCTTTAATCGCATTGAACGCGCCGACCACCATGGGCCAAATATCATTGTAGATTTGTGTGGCGACGGGCATGATTGCCGCCCAAATAGCGTCCCACGCCCACTGAATCGTAGACCAGAGCGCACTCACACCCCAGCTAATAGCATCCCATGCCGTGGTGAGATACAGGGCAGCGACGTTGACGATCCAATCAACGACGGGGCGGATTATATCGCTGATCCCCTGCCATGCGGCGACCATCCCGTTCCAGACGATCATTGCCCCCGCAGAAATGCCATCCCAGGCGGCCTGCAACGCGGGCCACGCAGTATTTACAATCCAATCAACGACGGCCTGAATGACGGGTTGCATTCCCTGCCATACGCTGACGATACCGTTCCATACCCATTGTGCGCCGGCGACGATTCCATCCCATGCGGCCTGAAGTGCGGGCCATGCGGTGCCGACTATCCAATCAATGACCGCCTGAATAATGGGTTGCATTCCCTGCCATACGGATACCATGACGCCCCACATCCACTGGGCGCCTGCCACGATTCCGTCCCATGCGACTTGCATGAGAGGCCATACGTTAGCGGCGAACCAATCGGCCACGGCCCCGGCCGCCGTTTTGATTGCTTCCCAACAGGAAATGACAACATTGCGGAATGTTTCGGAGTTCTGCCATGCCACCACAATTGCCGCGACCAATGCTGCGATAGCGACCACAACAAGACCGATTGGGTTGGCGTCCATTGCGGCATTGAATGCCCACTGCGCCGCGGTCGAGGCGATTGTTGCCGTCTTGTGGAGGACCATCATTGCAGTGGCCCGCCCCCAAGCAACCGCCTGCATCGTGATCTGTGTCGTCGCACGCGCAATATTCGACAGGAATTCGCCAGCGTACATGAGGTTGAGCTGAGCGGTCTCAATCACGTCTTTGACCTTCGCCACGGTCATTGCGTTAATGGCCGTGGTAACGCGCCCAGCTACGCCGGCTACGCCTTCCATGTCATTCAGCCATTGCTGCATTGAGGACATGACCATGACGGCTTTCCATGCCGTAAACGCGGCCGCAATGCTGTAAACCGCCACCTTGCTATTGAGAATAGCGACGGTGAGACTTTCCATGAATTGGACAAGGCTGCTGTTCGCGATGGTGCTTAGAGCGGTAGCAATGCCGGGGACGAGCGTCCCAACAATGAACTTACCGAGCTCGACAAAACTGTTACGAACGTTGGTGATGTATGAGATGATTCCGGAGTCTTTGTCGAATCCGAAAATCGTCCCCGTGAAATCACCGGACATGAGCAAATCTTTAAGATTCTTCAATGAGGGGACGAGTGTTTTGTTGATCCATTCCCCCGCGGCGGCAGCAGCGTCACGCATGCGGAAAAGAAAATCAACGAAGCTCGAATCTTCTTCGAACGAGAAGATCGGGCCGGTGAAATCACCCTTGGAAATAATGTTGAAAGCGTTCGTGATACTGGGGATGAATGAGTTATTGACCCAGTTGAATACTTTCTCGAACCCCTTGCTCATGGCATCAAGGGATGCGGTAATCCATGGGAGTGCTTTTTCGGCGATTTCCTGCGCCCCAGTCACGAGGGTTGCCTTGAAATTCCCCCAAGCACCTTCCAGGGTTTTGGTGGATGTAGCAGCCTCAATGGCCACGTCCTCCATACCGAGGTCGAGGATTGCTTGGTTGAATTCCTCGGCGGTGATTTCACCCTTTTCCATGGCTTCCCGGAAATTACCGGTGTAGGCGCCATTCTTTTTCATGGCTTCCTGCAATTTACCGGACGCGCCAGGAATGGCGTCGGAAAGCTGGTTCCAGTTCTCGGTGGTGAGTTTTCCGGCGCCCGCAGTCTGCGTCATGACGAGGCCGACCGTTTTGAATGTCTGCGCGTTTCCGCCCGCAACAGCGTTCAGGTTACCTGCAGCCTCGGCGAGCTTATCGTACCCTTTTACGCCATTGGATGCGAGCTGTGCGGTGATTGATTGAATGTCGTCGAGCTCGTAAATTGTGCGGTCTGCGTAGGAGCGTGTGCTTTTTGTGAGCGCGTTGATTTCGTCCGCACTTTTACCGGCGAATGCGAGAGTTTGTTTAAATTTGATTGTGGCGTCGGCAGCGTTGAATGCTTCTTTTGCGACGCCGCCGAATGCGACTGCAATACCACCGATGGCGAGTCCTCCGAGCGCGGCGCCGGCGACTTTTGCTACCGATTTGAATGCCCCACCAAGCCCGGATGTAATCTTTCTCTCGGCCGGCCCGGTGTCGACGTTGCCGATTTCGCTATTGATGCTTCGGGCGAGGCCTCGCACGGACGGCGTGATCTGAATCCATGCGGTCCCGAGATCATATCCGGCCATTGATACCTCTCCGAAATCATGTGTAGCGAAAATGGTTCACGCCAAACAAACCGTTTTTCGTGTTTGTCTTGGCGTGAACCATTTTACACTATCCGATTAGAAACGCGGCTCAACGGCCGTATCGGGCGAGCCATTTCTCGCCCTTGGCTTTTTGTGCCTTAGCGTGCTTGCTTGACAGCTTGGTGTTGCCGGTTTCCCGGTACCCTTCAGCCGGCGGCTTTGGCGCTTCAGGCCATTTGTCTTTCTTGACGCCATTGACGGCGAGTAGCGTGGTCTGAATGTTGTGTGCTGACATTATTGTGGCGGCTACTTCGTCGGACCAGTACCTGTCTCCGCCTCGCGCCCTGTCGAATGCGGACCCTGGCGGGAGTCCTCCGATGAGTGCCATTACCCGTCTGGGCGTTATCCTGCATCGATATAGATCGAGAATATCGGTGTTGTAGTATCGTTGCAGGTCGGCTTCTATCTCCCACCCATACTCACGGAGTAGTGGTGGGAGAATCGTCAGTTTCCCGCGCCCACCTCGGACACGATTGACTGCATGAAATCGGTCACAGTGTCAATCGGAACACGCCCGCTCTCGTCCTCCAGAGCAGAGTAGACCTCGTCTTTGTGGTCGCCTACGATAAGGCGGAAAAGCGGAAAAGGGTTGCCGGCGTCGAGGGCTTCGAATGCGCGGAAGTCCTCCAGCGCCTCCGGGGGAATGTCGAACTCGATTCCCTTATAGTCCACGTGAATCGGGTCGCGTGTGGCTTCCGCCCTGGCCAGCCTGTCAGCGGGCGCCTTAGCTCCGGCGGCCTTTGCCTTGCTCTTCGTGGTCTTGTCAGACATAATGGGTTGTCCTCAAAATTGTTTTATAAAGGGTGGGTTGTGTTTGTTTTGGATCTTCCCCACTATTCCGCGACAACCCATCCGAAACACGGAATAGCGGGGAAGAATTATCTGTCAGGCGGGGAACAGGGCCTTGTGGTCGGAGTAGATAATGTAGTCACCCAGCACGGAGAGGTTGTACTCGTAGCCGGTGATCTCAGCCTGCTGGAAAGTGATCTCGCCACGCTCACCGAGCTCCAGACGCGGGAAAACAATACGAATCTGCGCACCCACACCAGACACGTCAAAGAAGTCGGCGACACCGCAGAGGAGCTTGACCTTACGGGAAGACTTCGCGGTAATTTTCACACCTTTGGTGGCGCCGCCGTCCTCAATCTTCTCACTGGTGGCGTCCAGATACCATGAGAGCGGGGCGAGCTTGGTCTCCAGGAGGGTGGCACTGAAAGTCGTCTCTGAGGAATCGAGGAAGGTCTTGACGACGCCGTGGCCCTGGTGGCCCTTGATCTTGGTGACGGAGTCGTCAGACGTGAGCTTGAACCCATCCTCGCTAATCCACCCAACATTGGTGAGAGTGGTCACACCGGAGAGGTCCTGGGTAAGTGACGTAATCTTCTTGCCGAAATCGACCTCATAGTCACCAAGCCAGAGCGCGTCATTGTCGGACGAGAAAATGAGTGCATTGTCAGCGTTAACAGCCATTATTTTGTTTCACCTATGTGCTGTGATTGTTAATGTTGCAGTCGCCCTCGCCTGAGACGTGTCCGGATCGGGCATTTCTATCGGATAGGATGATTGTACCATCACTATACCATCCCGATAGTTCGGCATTGTGTGTGCCACATTCACGGCCTCGCACGCAATCTTCATCGCCTCACCAGCCGACTGCGCATAGGCGTCAATCGTCTCCAACGCAGTACAAAGCGCCTTCTGTGTAACACCGGTACCGCCTGTGGAGAGGACTCGAATAAACGCGGAAGGGCGATCGGGGGATTCGGGCCTGCGGGCCACAATCGGCACACTCATATGCGTGGACAAAAAGTCCATGAGCAGTTTCTTTATGTCCGGCACCGTGGGGGCGCGATCATATGTTGGGCTCATTTCCTACCTCCGCCCATTGTGAGGCCGATCGCACGCTCCAGTGTGTGCTCTCTCATCTGCCTGCGCATCGCGGAAATGGTGCGCGCCCTAACGTATCCGCGGGTTCGATTTCCGTGCGTCGTCTCGCCCTCGAATCCCTGCCCGGCAGCGTTGGCTACGCGCCCTGTCTCTAAGGCTACGGTCCGGGCTACGTCGGGGCCGCGCAGAAGGTCGGCGACGCCGTCCCTGTTGAGCTGGAATTTTACTTTCGGCATTATTCGCTCACTTTGTCTTCGTTGGCGCGAATTTGCACAACCATCCCCTTGGGATACGGGGAAGGGCGGCCTTCGACACGGTATTCTATGCCGTCTACAATAAGGTGATCTTCGGCGGTCACGTCGATTGTGGTATTCCGCCAATAAAGGGCGGCTGGCACGGTGACTGGCATTGCCCCAGCACTGATCGGCTCAGTAGATGTGGCCGGCGCAAATACCGCGGGCGGCAGGGCAACGTTTTCCCACTGGCCGGGCACTGGATTACCGTACTGGTCTTTTGACGCGGGGCCTCGCCTACGCCGTGTGACAGGCACGTATCCGGACAGCATTATGGTTCCTGCCCGCTAATCGCATTAATGTCGTCGATTAGCTGATCGGTGGCGGATCGCACACCATAATCCTGCAAGAGGTCCACCTCGAACGCGCCACCAGAGCCACCGAGAGCATCTTTTTCCTCGCGTTTCAGATAGAGGCCGCCTTCGGGATTCTGATACGTGAACTGGTCACTGAACGGCCCTGTCGTGTGCGATTCTGACGCGATAATCCCGTGCGGTTCGGAGTAGATTCCACCGCCACTGTCTGTGACGCCGCCGATAGCATCTCCGCCTTGCATTGCGCGGCGCACTACAGCGCACGCTATACGCTTTCGCGTACGAGGAGTAGCGGACTCCCAGCGAGGGCATTTCGACACAATGAGATCGGTTGCGTCAGCGAGAAGTACGTCGGCGCGAATACGCTCATTGTCCGAGAGTGCCCGCCATCGGGCCTCCAGGTCTTCGACCGTGGCAAACGGAATAATGTCCTCTGGAATCACTTTGCCGTCTTTCTAGGGCGGCCTCGTCCCCGACGAGGGGTAGGTGCCGGCGAGGCAGTACGAGAGGAGGCAGAAGAGGAGGAGGGCTCGTCTACCCCGCCGGCGTCATCATCCTCAGGGGTGATCTCGGTGTATTCGCCTCCGAGCATCACATTATGGTCGTCTGCGAGATGAATCACAATGTCATGATCTCGATGCTTGTAGGATCGCATTTCCGAAATCGCCCCTAGGAAAAATTTTGTTTGGATGGGTTGTGTTTTGTTTCTTTACGACGATTTTATCAAGCGGCCTTAGTCTTAATCGTCGCAAACTTGTCCGGGAAAACGTACCAAGCGTACAGAATCTCGAGACGCAGAGCAATCTGGTTGCGTCGCTTCAGGTCGCCCTGACCGTCCGGGTCGCCGAAACGAATGATCTCGAGCGGCAGAGAACGCTGAATTCCCCACCGAATGCCGTCGACGAAGTCGCCGACAATGCCCTCGACATTGGTGGCGGCGGTGGCCTCGGGCTTGCCGGCAACGGTGTTTCCAGCGGCGGCCTGAAGGCCCATGAAATTGTCAATGTCGACACCGAGGCCGATCTGCGGGTAACGGGGCGTCCCCGAGGGGGAGCCGTCGGCATTCTTAGTCTGGAGACTGCCGAGCGCCCAAACCGCGGACGGGGCAAGGGCGAGACCGGTCGGCGTAATCGGCTTGGCATTGTCATTAATGAGTAGTCCAGCGGCCTGACGGATCACCTGATCCATCTCCGTAGTGCCGACCTCGACACTCTTGGTGGTGGAGGTCAGATAGTTGGTCCACGCGTCAATAACAGCACCGGTCAGCGGGTTAACACGGTGGTAAAGGCCAAGGTCGAGAGCGCGGGAAAGCGCCTCACTACCCTTCTGCGCAAGCTGATTGAGGACGTCCAACTGATAATCCTCGTCAGCCCACTGCACCTCCTCGTTGAAACGCATAGTAACCTGCGCCTTGTGAGGCTTAGCGGTCACATAACCGAACTCACCGGAGGTGGGAGCCTTCTCGGCACCCTCGTCAACAAACTCGGCACGAGGGAAATTATCGAAAGTGATAATGTCCACGTCGCCGAAAGTCATGGGGATTCCGCCGTTGAGCTTGGCGACGGTGGAGAGAGTCTGGGTGCGAGTAATGACTCCGTCGGCAATCTGCCGAGGCATGAGGACCTTTGCCTTGCCTGAATCAAACACGGCCATTGTAATTGTTTCCGTTTCTTTCTAGTGTTTTACTTTTTAGAATTGCGGCGGGCGTTCAGTCGCCGGCGAAAACGTTCCGAGCGAACTCCGCAAGATTGCCACCATCGCTGTTGGGCGTGGCCCCAGCCTGCGGTACCACGGGGGCGACAGGCGGCTTAGCGTCGTGCAGTGCCTTGGCGATTGCGGCAGCATGAGCGTTGATTTCATCCTCCGTGTTTCCACGGATGAGATCGGCGCTAATGCCGTGCTCGGCGGCCGCGTTGGCGGACCATTCACGGACTTTAGCGGCGGTTTCGAAGTCTGCAACCTTGGCTTTTAGGGCCTCAATTGTGGCATCTTTATCGCCGATTGCCTTGGCGAGCTCGTCTCGCTCGTTGGCGGCGCGCCGGTTCTCTTTGGCACGACTTTCCCACTTCCGAGATTCACTCTTCCAGTCGATTTCAGGCTTGGCGGCGGCGTTGTCCCCGTTCGTGGGGGCGTTGTCGTCGTTAGTGGCGCTGTTGTCGGCCGGAGTGTCGCTGGCAGCATTGTCGCTCATTGGGCGTTTCCTATATTTTGACCGTGCGGTTATTGTGATGTTTCAGGCAACTATTTTCAAGCTTTGCAGCCGCCCTAGTGGCCCTTGTTTATGCATTGTAGCACAATCATTCAATTGGTCTTGTTCGCCATTCTGCGAGCTCCTCTTGATGCGTGTCTATCCACGATGAGACGAGCTCACGGTGCCGTTTGCGACCTTTTTCAGTTTTGTGTCTAGCTGCGAGCGTATATGCTTTTGCGGGCACTTCCCGCGACGTCGGGTCCCATGCGGGCACGGCGACACATTTGCAATTGTCGTGCGCCCCGAATGACGCAGTCCCCTGACTGCGGTAGTAGCATTCGTTCATTGTGAGCATGACACAGAAATTGCAGGCTTGCGGGTTGCGTGTTCGTCTTTCCCAGCCCATTGCTTCCGGGTCGGCCCATGTCATGTCTGCAATTTGTGCCCTGGCGCCATCGCTGACGTATCGGATGAGCGCCCCGGTCAGATAGGATAGGGCGATGTCGGGGGTTCCGGCATATAGTGCTCCTGCACTGAATCTGACGCTATCATCGATTTCGTTTTGCGGTGTGAGCGGTGTTTGTACCGTGGGTGCGTCGCCTGGAATATCTTGGTCTAGGCGCATGTCGCGGTACCATTCGTCGGCGATTGCGGCGGCCGCGCTACCGTATTGATCTACGAGGGCGGGCATGATTTCGAGTAGAAGGTCGCGGGCATCCTGTGGTCTTTGCCGTGCGGCGTGGGACCAGAACGTGTGTAGATCGTTTTGGGCGAGTGTGGTGAGTGAGTCTATTGCTCGACCGTACGCCCCGATTTCTGCGGTTGACAGCATGATAATTATCAGTTTATTGGCGTTTTGGTGCCGCCGGGCAGTTTGATATTGCGCTTAACCCTGTTCCTCATATTCGTCGGATTATTAACGTTCAGGTTGCCATCAGCATTGTTGTTTGTGTCACCGTTTTCAGCGTTCTCATCATTCTCGTCCACAACATTCTCGTTGTTCGTGGCGGCGAGAGCGCGATCAAGCAACGACACAGCGTTCTTTTTACGATTTTCAGCGTTGATATCGGCGAGATCATCCTCGGTGAGTCCGGCACGCCGCATAAGAGTCTGCGACTCCTGCAATGACGGGAAAGCACTAACCATTTTGACCGCGAAATCGGCGGCAGACGAAGGCGAGGAATAGCGGGCAGGAGTCCACTTCACAGAAGTTTTCCACGATTCCGCGGGCGGCTCGTCGAGCTTATCTCTGACCATAATAATGTTCTGTAGCGTGCGCCGCAATGGGGCAGTAAAAATACGCCACTGATACTCGGCCTCGTCCGCGAGCGCCGCCTCGGACGCCTGCATCGCCTCAGCCGAGGAAGGGTTATCTGCGAATATTCCGATAGCGGACTGAGGAAGGTTTGTGGCTGCACACAAATTCTGCGCCAGCTGGCGGTACATTTCCAGGTGAGGGCTCATGGTCATTTGTGAGAATTGCCCAACCGATGGGATGTCCCCGTTCTCGTTCGGCTCGAGTACCTGTACTCGGGCCATGATTGCGGACCAGCGATCCTGGCCGGCGAAATCTGCTCTTTCTGCGCCAAGCACGTACCGCTGTGGCGAGGAGAAGAATTCGGCGGACGTTTCCGCACGGACCATTGTCCTCACCGCCGCGTCCGTGAGATACCTCACCTCGCGGGTGATTCGTGAATGCCCCAGCGGCCGGTTCAGCTGCGGGTCGTAGCAGAGTGCTTCAACGAAAATACGGTTGGGCGTGACCCCGAGTTTTTCGGCCTTCCACCCGCCACCGTTTTCGCGGGCGTCGATCCGCCAAATAGCGGTGGGGGTGTGCATGATGGCGCCTGTCGGCTGACCGTACTTGTCGGTTTTGTCGATTGTGAGGGCGGCTTCGATTATGCGACGCCTGGTGTCCCAAAGGGCGGCGGACCATTCTGCGTCACGGGCCTGCACGACGACGGGCGGCTCACCGATGGTCTCGTCCCCTCGCGTTACTGTGAGCAGCGAAAAAGAATGCTTATAGGCGGACGTGATCGCCTGCGCAAGATCAAGATCATAATTGTTCGCGGAGAGTATTTCGTTTGCTTCGAAGGCGTCGGGGGCGCCGTTCAGGGAGTAGCCCTCGAATACATGCCTTCTGGCTAGCATGGTGACGACTTTCTGAGGCCACCCTAGCGCGGCTTTGGTGCGCGTCATTTGCGGCGGAATACTAATACCAAGGTCCTGGAAAGCGCGGTGGCCGTCATAGTAGACGGAGAGCAGCTTGTTTTTGTTTGAGTGCTGCTGCCACTTCTGCCACAGTTGCAGGAATGTTGCCCGGTCGTCGTCAGAGAGCCCGGAAATGCGCGTGGGGGCGGGCGTAGCATTAACGAGTCGTCCGTCGTCAGGATAAATTTCAGTCATAGGAACAATACTCCGCCGCCACGATCATTATTACTATTGGCGTTCTCGATTTTATCATAGGGCTTATAGCGTGGTCTTCTTTTTGTTGTGCGTGCTGCCCACATTGCGAGCGTGCATGCTTCTAGGCCGGCTACGGTAGCGCCGGGCGGGGCTTGTAATGCCCAGCCTCCGGATGTGCCGATTGGGCGCGGCGTCGCTGAGGCGGCCTCGGTCCGCAATTGCATGTCGTCCAAGTGGGTGATTGTGTTTTCGCGTAGTGAGGCGTCTAGCATGCTGTAGGCGTCTATGATTTGTGTGATTGTGGGCGTGATGATGACTTGTGGGCGTACTCCGATGGCGCGCAGTCTTTCGATTGTGTCACCGGCACCGTATTTTCCGTCTACGATGATTTGCGCCCATCTGTCTTTTGTGTCCGCAATGTAATCAATGATCCATTGCGCGCCCTCGTTCATGCGGCGGACGCCTTGGTGCGTGCATAGTTCGACGTGTGTGGGCGTGTTGGCTTTGTGTCCTGCCCTGGCTAGGGCGCAGGTCGATCCGTCGGGTGCGAACCTAATGGCGGCGCACCAGCGCATGCCACTGGGAGTGTTTTCTGGCCGTATGGTGGTAGTGTTCCAGGCGACAGGGTCTATCGCGAGCTTGTCGTTAGCACGGTCCCATATTCCGAGACCTTCACGTCGGAATGATTCTTCTCCGAGCTGTCTGCGCATTCTTAGAATGGCGGATTCGGGGGTGCGGCGCGGGTATGATGGGTTGGCTTTTTCCCATTGTTTCCTGTCGTCGCTGTTAGCGTTGTAGTCGGCGGCAAGCTCTAGGTAGATGCCGTCTTTTATTTCACCCTGCAAGGCAAGGTTGCGGAATTCACTGAACGCCTCGGATGGGTCTTTTGGTTTTGGTGGTGTTCCGATTTTGATGATGAGCGGGTCAGGTGCCGTGTTTGTGGCGGGGATCATGTCGTCCAGTGCGGCGGCTCCCAGGATTTGGGCTTCGTCGAAAAGAATCATGTCTACGCCGTGGAATCCGCGTCCGAATCCCCCTTCGCGGGCTCCGAAGAGAATGCGTGACCCGTTGTTGAACATGATGGCTTGCTGTCCGTTTGCTTGCCGTATTTTATTCACGTACGGGGCGATGTCGGGTATTTGTGCCATGCCTTTCATGTCGTTGAATGTTTCGTCTGCGGTGCGTGTCCGGTGCGCGGTCCAGAGGACGAAGTAGTTGGGGTAGAGGGTGGCGAGTGCGAATGTTAGGCCGCCGATTGTGTATGTTTTGCCGACCTGTCTGGGGATGGATGCTTGGATTCCGTCGATGCTGGCGGCGTAGTGGCCGTCTTTTCGTTTTGCGAGGATTGCTTTGAGCCAGTCTTGCTGCCATACGTCGAGGGGGTATTGCATTTCTGCGAGTCGGTGTTGGACTGGCGGCCAGGCTGTGTGTGTGATGTTTTCTGGGAGGATTAGGTGGGCGGCGATTTCGCTTAGGTGTTTTTCGCTCATCTTTAGATGCCGTCCCAGGTTTGTGTTTCGTTTGGAATGTCGGTGGTGTGTGTGGTGGTGTTTTCGTTTTGTGTGGTGGCGAGTTGGTCTGTGATTTGTATGAGTTGTGCGGTGAGTTTTGTGAGTGCTGTGTCGCCGATTCTTGGGTCGTCTATGACGGTGGCGATTTTGTGTGCGAGTGCTTGGCGGATGAGTGTTGGGTTGCCGGTGTTTGTGGCGTCGGTGATTGGTGTGGGGCTATTGGGTTCGTATACGGTGATTGTGGTGTTTGTGTGGGTTGTCATGTTTTCTATTATATGCTGTGATGTTTGTCATGTCTGGCGGAGTTTTCCACAGGGTTTTCCACAGGGTGGGGAGTTTTCCACATGATGGCGGTCACATTGTGATCTGGGTTACTGGAGTTATCCACAGGGTTTTCCACAAGCGGGGAGGGATGGGCAAGATCGGAAGAGCGGTTCAG